GCATGACACAGACACTAACGACTGAAGAGCTGCGCCAAATCGTAGAAACTGATCACACTCAATGCGGCGATGCTGCTGCAATGGCCCGCGAACTCCTGGCTAACCGGGAGGCGCAGCCGGAGGCGGCTGATGTAGCGCGTCGCTGTTGCAAGAATAAAAACTGCAATGGCCCGATTATTGGCTATTCGGTAGATGGCCTTTGCGAAGACTGTTATATAGCGGTATCCCGATCGCCAGCGCCACGTGTAAACCCAGAGCTTACACGTGCGCCAGCAGTGCCGGGAGCAATCAGTACGCGTCAAGCAATTGTCAAAATGGAGAGCCACGAACCGTGCGACTCTATTAACGTCGCCTACAAGTTTGGCTGGAACGCCTGCCGCGCCGCAATGCTGGCTCAACCTGTAAGTGGTGGTTGCAAGTTGCCAGCAGACTGGCGGCTCGATGAATCAACGGGCGCTAAAATTCTCATGTACAAGGACTGCAGCGTTATCGAAGACCAGCAAGCTGAGTATGTCCTATCGCTTATTCAGGCAGCAGCACCGGAGGGTGGCAATTGACTCCCGCTCAACCATAATTATACTGTATGCATAAACAGTATTTATTGTGGTGTAAGCATGACAACAAAAAACGGACTCGGCTATCAAGTCGTCTATCGCGGCGAAACTCTTCCCAATTTCGTAGAAGGTGGCTGGGTGTTCTTCCAGCGCCTCAAGGAGTACGGCGGTGGCTATTGGCTCGGCAGAACATATCAAAACGTGTTCATACTCGAACTTGAGCGGCCAACCTCGCTTTATGAAGGCATACATTTCTATCTTGCTTCACAGTCAGTAGAGAAACACGCAGACAAGTTTGACGACGATTTCGAGCTGTTTTAAGAAGGAAACAAAAGTGCTGACAATGACCAAGACCGAAGAGAAGCGCAGGGCTGATGCCCGCGACCGTAAGCGCGCACAGCGTAAACGTGAAAGAGAAGCGGCGAGCAGCGTCGCTGCAAGCGGCCGGCACCGGATTACGTTCGAGGTTAGCGATCACATCTTCGAACAGATCCAGGCTAACTGCGTGGCACGGCGTCCAGGCAAAGACCCGTACAGCGTCGATGAATATTTCGAACTGCTGGCGGTGCAGGACATCAACCAGCTAAAGCGGCAGCTTGCAGAACTGGCCAGCCATAAATGCCAGTGCGGAGAGTCGATGCCCGGCCCGGCTGGCGGATGTTTCCGCAATGGCGAAGCGGCCTGCGGTCAAACGCAGATATGGCGTGACCTGATGTTAAAGACGCTGTGACGTGTCACATAATAAAGCGTGACGAGTCACGACAAGTCACACAGCACAATGTCCGCCTCTTGGCGGTTTTTCACTGCGTGTTATTATGTTACCAAGGAGGTAATTATTATGGCTAAAGACGGTAAACTTAACGCGCAGATGGAACGTTTCTGCCAAGAGTACATCAAGAACCCGGACAACCAGACGGCGGCGGCGGCCGCTGCTGGTTACAAAAATGCGGCCGTGTCCGCGTCGCGCCATATGGACAACCCAAAGGTTCAGGCCCGGATCGCGGAGCTGATGGAGCACCGCAACAAGCGCGTGAAGATCGATGCTGATTATGTTTTGAAGCAGTCGGTAAAAATCCATGAGCGCTGCATGCAGGAAATAGAGCCTTTCACTGATGCTAAGGGAAATCATATTCACGATGACAAAGGCCGGCCGCTGTACGTATTCGATGCAAAGGCAGCTATAGCTGCGCTGGGGTTGGTCGGTAAGCACGTCAATGTGCAGGCATTCAAAGAGCGGGTAGACGTCAACGTTAACGTGACCCTGGCTGACCGGATGGCTAACGCCCGCCGGCGAGCACTGGAGAAAAACACCAAGTGAGTGATGACGAAGAGATTCTGGAGCAGCAACTGGTTGAGGATATCGCCAGCTTCACGCATGACCCGCACGGCTATGCGCTCTATGCATTCCCGTGGGGCGAAGAGGGAACAGAGCTGCACGACTCCGCCGGTCCGCGCCAGTGGCAGGGGGAAGCATTCGATGAGATCGGCGCCCACCTTCAAAACCCGGAGACTCGGCACCAGCCGTTACTGATTTCCCGGGCATCTGGCCACGGCATCGGTAAATCTGCCTGGATCTCTATGCTGGTGAAGTGGGGCATGGATACCTGCGAAGACTGCAAGGTAGTAGTTACCGCCAACACCGAGAACCAATTACGCACCAAGACCTGGCCGGAGATCGCCAAGTGGCAGCGCTTATCCATCACCAAAGACTGGTTTAACTGCACGGCAACCGCTATCTATGCCAATGACCCAGCGCACGCCAAATCATGGCGCGCTGACGCCGTTCCGTGGTCGGAGAACAACACCGAGGCATTCGCCGGGCTTCACAACAAAGGTAAGCGCATCATCCTGATTTTCGATGAGGCATCCAACATTGCCGATCTGGTATGGGAGGTTGCCGAGGGGGCGCTGACCGATGAGGGCACAGAGATTATTTGGGTGGCATTTGGAAACCCGACGCGCAACATGGGCCGGTTCCGCGAGTGCTTCCGCAAGTTCCGGCACCGCTGGAAGGGTAAGCAGATCGACAGCCGCACAGTTGAAGGCACCAACAAAGAGCAGATCGCCAAGTGGGAGCAGGACAACGGCGAGGATAGCGACTTCTTCAAAGTGCGTGTGCGTGGCGTTTTCCCGGATGCCTCGGAGACGCAGTTTATCCCCACCGGCTTAACCGATGCCGCTCTGGCGCGCATAGTGACCGAGCGCGACGTGGCGCACGCCCCAACAATCATTGGCGTTGACCCGGCGTACTCCGGCGCGGATGACGCAGTGATCTACATGCGGCGCGGGCTGCATGCGAAACTGCTATGGCGCGGTAGCAAGACCACTGACGACCTAATAATGGCCAAGCGCATCGCCGATTATGAAGACCAGTATCAGGTCGACGCTGTGCATATCGATTTCGGGTATGGTACAGGGCTTCACTCTATCGGGTCAGGGTGGGGCCGATCATGGACACTGGTGCCATTCGGCAGTGCATCGAGTGATCCGCAGATGGCTCGCAAGCGTGGAGAGATGTTCAATAACTGTAAAACATGGCTTAAGTTAGGTGGTGCGCTTGACGAGCGCGAGACGGCAGAGGATTTATCCTCGGCTGAGTACAAAGTTAGGGTGGACGGAAAAATAGAAATGGAACCGAAAGAAGATATTAAAAAACGGTTAGGCCGCTCTCCTGGCTGTGGGGACGCTTTTTTGCTTACTTTCGCATTCCCGGTAATGAAGCGCCAGCATGCACTGCCCGGCGAGAAGCGCGGTGCCGCCGTTACTGACTACGATCCGTATGCATAAAAAAGCCAGCGGTTGCTGGCTTGACTGTTGTTCATGAGATTACTTATTCCGGCAGGTTCCTTGCCCTGAGTAGCAATTTTCACACATGCGTTCATCTGTGCATTGTTGATAAAGATGCTGCTTGAGCAGATAACCTTCCAGCATCCAGATTTTTTGCACGGCGTTGTCGCGGGCAATCTTCCGCCCGATCGCCGCGTCGAAGTTCTCCGGGCTGGCGCAGGCGCTTTCGCCGGTAACGGTAAATCCGTTTTTCAGGGTAAGGACGCAGAAGGTCAGTAGATCAAGAGACTTTGGTGAATACTGTGCCGCGTCTGGGTTGGCGGTCATTAACCCGTCTTGCGCAGTAAAATACGCCTCAAAGTCAATGATGCTTTCGATATGGTTAGGCGTAACACGTGGCGCGGTTTTTCCTTTGAGCTGAATTTCCTGCTCGATTGCTTTGTCATTCATGGTGGGGCCTCGTTAAAAAAATGCCCGCAGCGAGGCGGGCGAAGTGGTACACACAGCTTTAGGGTGTTAACGGTCTCAGCTATCGCGAAGCCACATCCACCAAGTACCGACATACTCCCCAGCAATAGGCACCTGTTTAAGTTCGGATGAAGCTTCGCGATAGATCATCGAGAGCACCGATACCAGTTTTATACTGTGTAAAGTGATAGAGGCTGGCTCGGCTTGCGCTCTCAATGATTACCATAAAGGTAATTTGTTTTGATTATAACGTCAACAAAATAGTCAAAATAAACATCATATGGTTTAATTGGTAATTATTTGGGAGGGTTACGCGCATGTGCATGAGTTCGCCAAAGGTTTCATCAGCTCCACAGGTACAGGCTGCGCCACAGTCGCAGGACGCCGCTGTCGTTGATGCCGCCGACAAGGACAAAGCTCGCCGCCGCGCTGCTGCCGGTCAGCAGTCCACGATCCTCACCGGGGCGCAAGGCGCAACCGGGCAGGCCAGCACCACCGGCAAAACTCTGTTGGGTGGCTAATCATGGCTGAACAGGAAACCCGCAAGCAGTTCCTTCAAAATCAGTTGTCGCAACTGGTTACTGCCCGATCGACGTATGACGCGCACTGGAAAGAACTCAGCGATTTCATTCTGCCTAACTGCGGGCGCTTCCTGACTACCGACGCCGGGCGCAACAAACGCAACACCAAGGTTGTTGACCCTACCGGCGGCCTTGCTTCACGCACTCTCGAATCAGGCATGTTGTCCGGCATCACCAGCCCAACGCGCCCATGGTTCTCACTGAACACGCCGAACAAACAGTTGATGGATAGCTGGCCGGTCAAGATGTGGCTCTCTCAGGTCGTTGAACTGATGAACGACGTGATGAACAAATCGAACTGGTACCAGTCGCTGACTGTTCTCTATCGCTACCTGGGCACGTTTGCCACCGGTGCTATTTCCATACTGGAAGATGATGAAGACGTGATCCGCACGCATGTTCTGCCGATCGGGAGTTACTACATCTCGAACAGCGATCGCCTGCAGGTAGATACCGTTTTCCGTAAGTTCTCGATGACCTGCCGCCAACTGGTGGCCAAGTTCGGTCTGGAAAACGTCAGCGACAGCGTTAAATCCGCATGGGATACCGGCGCATATGAAACATGGTTCGAGGTGGTGCATGCAGTATTGCCGAACACCAACCGCGACACCGGAAAGCTGAATTCGAAGAACAAGCGATACAGCTCTGTTTATTACGAGCCTGGCGGCTCTGGTGACAAACTGCTGAGCGAATCTGGCTTTGATGAAATGCCGATACTTGTGCCGCGTTGGGACATTAACGGCGAGGATGCTTACGGATCATCGTGCCCAGGCATTCTGGCGCTTGGTGGCGTGAAGGCGCTGCAGCTACAGCAGAAGCGCAAAGACCAGGCAATCGACAAGCTGGTCAACCCGCCGATGATGGCGCCAAGCTCCATGAAGAATGAGCGCCTATCCCTGCTGCCTGGTGATGTGACCTACTACAACGGTGCTGGAGATACCCAGGGATTTAAGCCGGTATACGAAATAAACCCGCGCATTAGCGAATTGCTCGAAAGCATTCAGGACGGGCGCCAGCTCACCAACGAATGCTACTTCGTGCCGCTGTTCAATATGTTCAGCAACATCAACACCCGTAGCATGCCGATCGAAGCCGTCAACGAGATGCGCGACGAGAAGATGCTGCAGATCGGTCCGGTGCTCGACCGCCTGAATGATGAGCTGCTCGACCCTGCGATCGATCGAATCTTCAACATCATGAACCGCCGCGGCATGTTGCCACCGCCACCTGAAGAGTTGCAGGGCCAACCGCTGCGCGTGGAATACACCAGCGTGATGGCTCAGGCCCAGAAAGCTGTGGGGATTGGCTCCATCGAGCGCTTTGTTGGCTTCATCGGGAACATGGCCGCAGCCGGATTCCAGCAGGCTGCTGACAAGCTTGATGTTGACCAGGCGATTGATGAGTACGGCGACATGCTTGGCGTGCCTACCACCATTACCAAATCTGATGAGCAGGTGCAGGCAGAGCGTGAACAGCGCGCGCAGCAGCAGCAGGCAGCGCAGAGCCTACAGATGGGCACTGGTGCCGCTGATATCGCGAAGACACTCAGCCAGGCCGGAACTGGCGATCCTAACTTGCTGACCAGTATTCAACAGGCCATGCAGCAAGGCCAAGTGGCGCAGCAATGATGACTCGCGAACAGTTGCAGCAGCGCCACGCGGAAGACGTGAAGCAGGTGATGGCAACAGAGAGTGGCCGCCGTTTCGTTTGGGGGCTTCTCGATCAAGCTGGTGTTTTTCGCATCTCATTCACCGGCGAAGTTAACAGCACAATTTTCAATGAAGGTAACCGCAATTCAGGGCTGGCGCTATTCAACGACGTGTTGAAGTTCTGCCCTGAACTGTACCTAAAGATGGCCGCCGAGGCCGAGAAAGACAGAGAGGCTAATTATGGCAACACAACGCCAGAAAGTGATCCGGAATGACGGCGGCGTGCAAGTCGTTCAGGTATTAAGCGGTGGCGGCTCGTCTTTGGCATGGGACGACATCACTGATAAACCGACAACGTTCGCACCTCCTGCAGCTACCGCATCTGTTGTTGGTGGTGTGAAGCAGGGCGCAGCGGTAGCAAACGCAGCAGCCGCACCAACTCAGGCCGAATACAACGCGCTGCTGGCAAGCCTGCGTACTGCCGGCATCATCGCAACAAGCTAAGAGGCGCCACATGAATTTGTTCGAACGTTTAATGCATCACCGCCTGTGCAGTGAAACACCAGCCGACGGTGGTGATGGTGGTGGCGGGACAACTCCTGCCGCTGCTGTTGATACCCCGGCAGACGGGACTGCTTCTGGCGATTCTTCCAATGGTGATACTCCGGCCGCCGAGAAAACCGATGAAGAACTCGCTGCAGAGAAGGCAGAAAAGGATGCGGCTGATAAGGCAGAGAAGGACAAGAAGCCAGCAGCTCCGGAGAAATACGAGTTCGCAGCACCAGAAGGCCAAGAGCTGGACGCCAACGCCCTGTCCGTGTTCGAGCCAATCGCCAAAGAATTGGGCCTAACCCAAGAGCAGGCGCAGAAGTTGGTCGACATCTACCCACAGATCCAGCAGCAACAGGCTGAAGCCTGGAGCAAGCAGATCGCTGAGTGGGGCGAGCAGGTCAAGGCCGACAAAGAAATCGGCGGCGACAAGTTCAACGCTAGCGTTGGTTTGGCACAACGAGCGCTTGATCAGTTTGGCAACCCTGAGTTACGTGAATACCTGAATGCGAGCGGTCTGGGCAATCACCCGGCACTGGTTCGCTTCTGTGCAAAAGTCGGCAAGTCGATGGCTGAAGACAGCTTCGTCGTGCCAAATCAAGGCGGTCAGCGTAGCGCGGCCGACATTCTATACGGCAATAAGGAGTAATACCGAATGGCTATTAAAGGCACTAACGCGCTGACGCTAGCAGACTGGGCAAAGCGCACCGATCCCGATGGTAAAGTCCCAACCATCGTAGAGCTGCTTTCGCAGACAAACCCTGTTTTAACCGACATGTTGTTTGTTGAAGGCAACTTGCCTACTGGTCACCGCACCACTGTGCGCACCGGCCTGCCGGCAGCAACATGGCGCCTGCTGAACTACGGCGTACCATCCAGCAAATCAACTACTGCCCAGGTAACCGATAGCACCGGCATGTTGGAAACGTATGCCGAGATTGACAAGTCTCTGGCAGACCTGAATGGCAACTCTTCAGAGTTCCGTCTATCAGAAGATAACGCCTTCCTGGAAGCAATGAACCAGGCGATGGCTGAAACCATCTTCTACGGCGACACTCGCGTAAGCCCGCAGCGGTTCACTGGCTTGTCGGCTCGTTATAACGACAAGTCTGCAAAGAACGCGCAGAACATCGTTGATGCAGGTGGCACGGGTTCGAACCTGACCTCCATCTGGTTGGTAGTGTGGGGCAGCAATACCGTGCACGGCATTTTCCCTAAAGGGCAAAAAGCTGGGTTGAGCCACAACGACCTTGGCGAACAAACCCTGAAAGATGCAAATGGCGGCCAGTATCAAGGCTATCGTACCCACTACAAGTGGGATAACGGCCTGACCGTTCGCGACTGGCGTTATGCCGTGCGCATCGCCAATATCGATACGACCAAGCTGGGTGCCGACGACGGCCCGAACTTGGCCAAACTGATGGTTCAGGCGCTGCACCGCATCCCTAACCTGCAGATGGGTAAGGCTGTGTTCTACATGAACCGTGATGCAGCAGAGTACCTGGACATTCAGGCGACCGATAAAGCATCACTGGCGATCACCGTGAAAGAAACTGAGGGTATCTTCTGGACCTCTTTCCGTGGTGTTCCAGTGCGCACTTGCGATGCTCTGCTGAGCACCGAATCACAGGTTTCTTAATCCCGGCTGAGCCGCCGGGTGCGGCTCTCCTTTTTCATTGATGGAGAGACAAAATGATCCTCGACTATCTCAATATGTTCTCGCAGGCGCAGGCTGTTACGGCAACCGCGCCTTCTACTGATGTTATCGATCTCGGCCCGCTGTACGCCGGTAACGATGTTCGTGACATTGGCCCAGGTTACCCGGTGGAGTTCTTTGCCCAAGTGGCAACCAATGGCGCGGCTGGCGGTTCAGCTACCGTGACAATCAGCCTGCAAACTTCAAAGACCAGCGATTTCGCCAGCGCTACCACGTTGCTGCAAACAGGAGCGATTGCCGTTGCTGATTTGAAGGTTGGTTATCGCTATGTAGGCACCGTTCCGCACGGAGTGCAGCGCTACCTGCGCGTTAACTACACCGTGGCAACTGGCCCGCTTACCGCCGGTGCTTTCACTGCTGGTCTGCTTCTGGATGCTGATGCACAACGCAGCTACGCAAGCGCCTTCCAAATCACCGTTTAATGGGGCGTGACATGTCACAAACGAAAATGTACCGCGTCACACGGAAGTCATTCATCAACGGTCATCTGCTGGAAGAGGGCGAAACTATCGAGTACAGCGGTAAGGCTGGCGACAACCTGCAACTGATCGATGGTTCCGGAAATCCGCTGGAAGAGGGCGGCGAAGGTAGCGGCGACGACAGCGCTAACCTGGAAACGCTTCGCCAGCAGTATGAAGAGCTGTTCAACGAGAAACCGCACTTCAACACTGGCGCGGCTAAGTTGCAGGCGGCTATCGATGAAAAGCGCAAAGAGTTAGGCATTTAATCTCAAAGGGGCTTCGGCCCCTTTCTTCCCTGGAGTCCTCGCATGAAAACCGTAAACCTCAAGATCGGCACTGACACCTACGAAAGCGAAGGCGGCAAGCCGGAAACGCGCGACGAATACCCGTGGGGGCTTCGCTTCACGTTGAACAATGACACGCTTGAAAAGCTGGGGATCCCATTACCAAAAGTGGGAGAGGTAGTTACTGTCGGCGGTATGGCTAAAGTGCTGTCTGTCTCTACGCGCACTGAAGGTGACAAGGCCGAAAGCAGCGTTGATCTGCAATTCACCGATATTGGCGTTGAACCGGCCGCCGCACCGCAGCGTTCTGCTGCCGACACTCTCTATGGCGAAGCCGGGGGCGAGTAATGGCATCCGTTATCCAGATCTGCAACGTGGCTCTTGGTCGACTTGGCAATAGCCGGGTGATCGCCAGCCTCACCGAAAAGAGCAAAGAAGCCGCTGTATGCAATCTTTTCTATGAGGATTGCCGCGATGCTGTGCTTGCTGATTTCCCATGGCGTTTTGCCACTAAGCGCGTGGCACTTGCCGATCTGGATATCGAGCAACCTGATTGGCAATACAGCTACCGATACCCAACCGACTGCATGCGCATTGTCGCGATAGTCTCTCCGGGCGGGGAACGATTCGTTACGCCGGAACAACGCGTTCCGTATGAGGTTGGTTCTGATGAAAACGGCACCGGACGCTTAATACTGACAGACCTGCCAAAAGCATGGCTGCGCTATGTATCAAAAGTTACCGACCCCAATATGTTTGACGCGGAATTCCGCGACGCGCTCGCCTGGCGCCTGGCCGCCGAAATCAACATGCAGATCACTGGCGATGCAAACCTTGGCAACCGTGCCGAGCAGAAGTACCAGCTAACCATTTCTTCGGCTTCCACATTGAGCATGAATGAAACTCAGGAGCCGCCGGCGCCGTGGTCTGAGGTTTCTGACCTGAGGGCATCATAATGACAACCAGCCTGATCCAGCCATCCTTTGCCGGCGGCGAAGTGTCGCCCAGCCTTTACGGTCGCGTTGACCTGGAGAAATACCAAACCTCGCTGCGCCGCTGCCGTAACTTCATCGTCCGCCAATATGGTGGCGTAGAAAATCGCCCTGGTACACGTTACGTGGCGCCAGCCAAATATTCCGATCGCAAGTGCCGGCTGATTCCGTTTCAGTTCAACACCGAGCAAACCTATGTGCTAGAAGTCGGTGACCACTATTTCCGCGTGTTCATGGATGGTGCTCAGGTTGTTTACTCATCCGGGGCCAGCACTGGACAGCCTGTAGATGTGGCAACGCCATGGGCTGCAGGTGATATCGATCTGCTGAAGTACACGCAGAGCGCAGATGTGATGACAGTCTGCCACCCCAACTATCCGCCGATGGAGATCCAACGATACGCTCATGATGATTGGCGCACCGCGGCGGTGGTTACAGTCAGCGGCCCATTCGACAACGTCAATATTGACGAGGCGATCACCGTATACGCCAGCGCAACAAGCGGCACGGTAACGTTGACGGCCAGTTCTTCAATATTCAAAAGCTGGCACGTTGGCAGTCTGTTCTACATGGAGCAGAAAAACGTTGATACGGTAGGCCGATGGGTTACTGGAGAAGCCGTTAGCCTGGATAACATTTGCCGGTATCAGGAAAACTATTATCGATGTGTCGATGTTGGCGAGCGCAGCCATACTGGACCGGTGGCACCGTCTCATACCACAGGCGATAGTTGGGACGGTTGGGCTGTTGCCGGTTCTGATGCCTATGGTGTCAAGTGGCGCTATTTGCATTCTGGTCGCGGTATTTGCCGCATCACTGCCGTTAGTGGTGATGGCCTGACGGCCACCGCCGACGTCGTGGTCCGCAAGAATGGTGAGATTGAACTTCCCGGGCAGGTGGTTGGTGAATCCTCAGCAACCTACAAATGGGCGCATTACGCATGGAATAACGATGCCGGTTATCCAGGCACTGTCGTTTATTTCCAGCAACGGCTGATGTTTGCCGGATCCCGAAGCCAGCCGCAAACAATATGGACTAGCCGTAGCGGTGACTATAAAGACTTTGGCACATCAAACCCAACCGTTGACGATGACGCGATCACCTACACCTACGCCGGGCGCCAGCTTAACCAGATCCGCCATCTGATCGATGTTGGATCTCTGGTGGCGCTTACCAGCGGCGGGGAATACAAGGTAAACGGCAACCAGCAGGGCACGTTAACACCATCAGCCTTCCAATTTGCCAGCCAGGGACAGAACGGCGCCAGCCATGTACAGCCGATAGCTATCAGCAACGTCGCGCTATTCATCCAGCAGAAGGGCGGCGCAGTGCGCGATCTGGCCTATTCGTTCGACGTCGATGGGTTCCAGGGCTCTGACCTGACCATTCTTGCCAACCATTTCTTTGTTGGCTTTCAAATTGTTGATTGGGCCTTCTCAATTACACCGATGTCCGTTGTCTGGTGCGCCCGTAATGACGGCGCTCTTCTCGGTCTCACATACATGCGTGATCAGCAGGTTGCGGCGTGGCACCTACACCCGGGCGCTGGCCGATATGAATCCCTATGCAGCATTGCCGAAGATACCGAGGACGCTCTCTATTGTGTAGTGGAGCGAACCATTAACGGGCAGCAGCGGCGTTACATCGAGCGTATGCAAACCCGGCTATACACTGACATGGATGATGCCTTTTTTGTTGACTGTGGGCTGACATACGACGGCAGGAACGGCGACGCCAGCAAAGCCATGACACTGACTGGCGGCAGTGGAAACTGGCCATACGACGAAGAGATAACGCTTTCCGTGTCCGGCGCCAGTTACTTCATGGCCGGTGATGTTGGCAGCGAAATTCACATGCCGTATTTCGAAGACGATGAAAACAAAGTTCTTAAACTGCTAATCCGCTCCGTAGTGAGTGGAAATCAGGCGACCGTAACAAGCAACCGTGATGTTCCTGAGCAATTTCGTGGTGTGGCTGTCAGCAACTGGAGCATGGCGCGCATGACCTTTTCCGGGCTTGAGCATCTCGAAGGGCAAGCGGTGAGCATCCTTTCCGACGCCAACGTTGAACCGCAGAAAGTTGTCACCGGCGGCAGCATAACCCTGGAGAAAGCTGGTGCTGTTGTGCATGCAGGCCTGCCGATCGCCGCGGTCATTGAAACACTCGACGTCAACCTGAACGGTAACGAAACCTTACTCGACAAGAAGAAGCTCTTCACAAGCGCCTCTCTGTTGGTCAACGAATCACGCGGCGTATTTGCGGCGACACCTGGTTGCGAGTTCTACGAGTACGCCCAGCGTGATGATGAATTTTATGATGAGCCGGTCGATCCGAAGACGGGAACCATTGAATTACAATTGGATGCTAACTGGGGCAAGAATGGCAGGCTGATTGTTAAGCAAGACGATCCGCTGCCGATGACCATTCTGGCCGTTATCCCGCGAGTAACTGTAGGGGGCTTTTAGTGCGTAAGGTTGAAGTTGTCGAGGCCACATTGGAACACGTAGCGGCATTACTGCCGCACGTTAGACAGGCTGACGTGGACGAATTCGAAGCGATGAGCGGAAAGACACCGGCGCAGGTTCTGGAGTTGGCCCTGCGCACTTCGGCTTTTTCCTTCGCTGGTCTGATTAACGGCCAGGTGGTCACCATCTTCGGCGTTGCTCCACGCTCCATTATCACCGGTTCCGGCGTTCCTTGGCTGGTTGGCTCTGATCTGCTGGAGCGTTATCAGGCAACTTTCTTGCGCCGCTGCCGGCCAGTGTTGCGGTTATTCCTGCAGCACTACCCGGTGCTGGAAAACTACGTCGACGCCCGCAACACCGCCGCTAAATGCTGGCTACATTGGATGGGTTTCACTATTCACGACGCGCAACCGATCGGGCGGGCCGGCCTTCCATTCCACAGGTTCGATATGAGACGAGGTGACCATGTGTGAGCCAACCACGATTATCGCAGGCGCCTCGCTTGCACTTGCCGCAGTCAGTGCATATGGACAGGTGCAGCAGGGTAGATCAGCTGCGAAGGTGGCAAATGAAAATGCGAACGCACAAGAGATCGCAGCGAAAGATACGGTTAATGCTGGCAATGCTCAGGCTGACCAGCAGCGCCAGCAGACACGACAACTGCAGGGCCAGCAGGCGGCCGCTTTCGGTGCCGCCGGAACTGACATGACAAGCGGCAGCGCGCTGAACATTTTCGGCAACACTGCGCAGGGCGGCCAGCTCGACTCGCTGACGACAATCAACAACGCCGAACGGCAGGGCGCCGGACTTAACTTTCAGGCTGGGGTAAGTCGTGCGCAGGGTCAGATTGATAGAAATAAAGCCAACCTTGGCGCCACCACCACGATCCTCAATTCGTCATTGAAAGCCTACGGTGCCTATCAATCCTCTGGTGCACTGGATAATGCGGGTACGAACGCCGGCAGTGGTACAGGCTCCAGCATGTTCGACAACCTGAAAAAAAGTAACACCGCGCTGATCGGTAACACTGGCTACAAAAGCCCGTATGCATTTTAAGGAGAGGTTATGCCAATTGTCCCAACGTACCAGCGTCAGTCACAATCTCAAGCTGCGCCAGTGAACACGCAGGATCTGCGCATCCCACAAGACAATGCATTTACTGCACTGGCTGACGTTGGAGCAACAGGGCTGGATGTGTACCAGAAGGAAAGGCAACGTATTGACCTCGCCGACATGCAAAGCAAGATCAATGAGTTCACTACTTACGGTGACGACCTCCAGAACAATACCCAGAATGGCCTGATCACCCTGCAGGGTAAAAATGCCATTGGACAGGGAGAGGCCCGCGCCGGGCAGCTTTCTGCCAAGGCGATGGAGCTTCGTGATTCCCTCCCTGAATATATGCGCCCAGCATTTGACCAGCAGATCCAGCCGCTGGGGCGTAGTTATGGGAACAGATACCGCCAATATGAAGTTGGCCAGCGCCAGCAATTCGAAGTTGGTCAGCAACAGGGGTTATTGGCGAACCTACAAACGCAGGCCGAAAACAGCTTTGATGATAATGAAGGCTTCGTGAATACCAACCTGCTGGCCAGAGAGCAGATCATGGCATTCGGCCAGGCTCATGGACAAAGCCCGGAAGAGATCGAGGCCAATTGGGTTAACTTCCGCGAGAACTCAGCGAAGGCTGCATTGGGTGCACAACTGACGGCAGGGCGATACGATCAGTTTTTGGCGCGCAACGGGGAGCCTTCTGACGTTGGTGGAATGCCTCGAGTCACAGCGCATGGAAATTCATCGGCTGCGCGCGGATTGCGAAATAACAACCCTGGAAACATCGAGGCCAGCTCCGCAAACCCATGGGAAGGGCAGGCAGGTAGCGATGGGCGCTTTGCCAAGTTTGAAACGCCGGAGCATGGGATCCGCGCGCTGGGGAAAAACCTGTTGTCATACCAGAGGCAGGGCTACGACACCGTTTCTGAAATCGTCAACCGCTGGGCGCCGGCCTCTGATGGCAATGACACCGACGCCTATATTAAAGCGCTGTGCGGCGCTCTGGGTATTGGCGCTAACGATCAGGTAGACATGAGCAACCCGCGCACGCTGGCCGCTCTGTGCGCCGGGATCGTGAAGCATGAGAACGGAAGCCAGCCATATACTACTGAACAGCTTGGAGCGGGCGTTAGCGCAGCGCTTGGTCTATCCGCGCTGGAGTCATCGAAACGTCGCACCGGTAACGCAGCCTTTGATGCCGCCAGCCCGGCGACGCAAGGAACCTATCTCCGCCAGGCGCAGGCGATGCAGAATGAGCAGCGTGCACTGTATGCCCAGCAACTTGGCACATCGTTGAAGGATGCATATTCAGCTTTTGATGAAGGCCTGCAGCCTGGTCAATTGCCAACTCAGGCAGATCTGATAAATGCTTATGGACCAGCCAAAGGGCTGCGGCAATGGCAAGACCTGCAGGATCAGCAGAGCTACGGCGGGGTAATCGGAGCAGCAAAAGACATGTCGCCCGCCGGCCGTCAAGACTTGCTTGAACGCCTGCGGCCATCAGATCCTAATGCGCCAAACTTCGCAGCCAATCAGCAGCGCTGGGACAAGATGCAGGCGAAGTTTAAGCAGCTCGATGCCGAATGGGAGAAGAACCAAGGCAGCAGCAGATTTGAGTCATCCCTACAGAACAACTTCCCGCTGGACCCGAATGACAAAAATAACCAGGCGGCTGCTGACCATTACTTCGATCGGCAGGTGGCACCCGGGTTCAATATCAATAACGGGGACAGCCTGAACCAGGTCGCTGAGATAACCACAAAATCAGGCATGCTGCCAACGCAGATCAAGACGATGCTAACTGCTGGTGCAACATCTCGCGATCCTGCCGTCGTTGTCCCAATGGCCAAGATGTACGGACAGATTTTCGATAACAACCCGGCGGCGGCCACCGGTGTGGATAAGGGTGCCATGGCGTTCTACTCGAAAGTTTATGCCTATGACCGTGCCGGCGTACCTGCAGAGAAAGCGGTCGATATGGCCTACAACCAGGTTTATCAGCAGGACGAGCGCTTGAAGCAAATGATTAGCCAGCAGGTAAGGGATAAAGACTACATCAAAGCCCGTTCTACTGCCGCACAGGATAACATCAATAGCCTGTCGCCATCGTGGACAAGCTTCGGCGCGCCAAGCATCAGCGCCGCAGGGCAGGCAAATCAGTTATATCAGCGCGACTACCAGACCATTTACGACGCCAACTTTGCCCAGACCGGTGGCGATGCTGATCAGGCCAAGGCCATGACCAACGCGATGATCAAAAAGGTGTGGGCTGTATCGACCATTAACGGGAAAGAAGAGGTGATGAAATATGCGCCTGAAGCAGTCTATGGAGTTACTAACGGTTCTGGTAACTGGATCCAAGGCCAATGGGAAGAAGAAAAGCGGGCATTAAAAGGGGCATCGTTTGGTGGTGCTCGAGATGATACGGATTTGGTATTGGTACCGGATGCTGTGACCCCTCGAGACCAGAGCTATAGCATTATGCTTCGCCAGAAGAACGCAGAAGGTTATGACGATGTGCGCCCATACTATGGGGAAAATGGCATGCCGTTGAGATTCAAACCGGAGCAGCAAAGTTCACCGATGTACAAGCAAACTATGGGCGTTCAGCAACAGAGAGTCGATGCGGCGCGCGCGGCACGTCAGGAAGAGAAGCAGCCAGCATTTACCAATCAACAGGGCTACACACCGCCTGATCTCACTAAACCATTTGGTACCGGCATTGCTAACCAATTGCCGAGCAACATCACAGCAGGGGGACAATAATGCCAACGTATGAGATGAAACCTGACGATCTGCTTTCTGCTGATGTCCAGGCAATTCCCCAGCCAGATGATAGTGCGGCATACATGGAAACTCCATCCGTTCTGTCGGCGCTTAATCCGGTCACAGACAATCAGCAGATCCAGCAATCGAGGAGTGCGGCATTTCGCCTGGATAACTCGCTGGGCAGCTTTATTGCCTCAGCCCCGTTTAGTCAATTCGATAAAGTCGACGGTTATAACCCATTCGACAATGATGCGGCTGAACTGAAGGGATACGAGGATTATGCTGGTTCGTTTATTGATGCGGGATCACCTGAAGAGACTCGGGCTATCCAGCAGAGAATTGACCAGCAAAGAACTGATAGACAATACCAGTCGGATTTTGGATGGGCCGGCACAGTGTCCAGCATTGGGATGGGGCTAATTGACCCTATAAACCTGGCATCAATGTTTGTTCCTGCTGGCGCCGTTGTTCGCGGCGGCGAGGTGGCTGCAACTGCTGGAAAATTTGCCCTGGCCAATGCCGTTGGCGGCGTAGCGTCAGAAGCAGCACTTAGCGCCACTCAGGAAACCCGCACATTGGAAGAGAGTGCGGCAAACGTGGCCGTTGACGCCATGGTCGGTGGTATCCTTGGCGCCGGCGCCCAGTTGTTGGCCGGTGCCGGGCAGCGCGCCGCAGTATCTGAAGCGGTGGCCAGTAATCTGCGAGGCAATGACTCGCCACAAAGCATCGGCGCAGCGCAGGTTTTCAACACAACACTGGATCAGGAACAGTTGGCTGGCCTTGGTCTTATCAATAAAACCCTGAGCGTTAACCCCGGAGGCCGCCTAGCGCAATCACCATCGCGTGCGTCTCGCGCTATTAACCAACAGTTGGCAGAGAACAATTATTATTTTACCAAGAACGATGAAGGGCTTGCCACCTTTACCGCGGCGGAAACCAAGATCAAGCAATACGACGCGATGCTATACAAACAGATGGAGTCCACCAAAGACGCGTACCAGGCGTACAGCAAGAACGTGCGTGCAAATGGCGGGCAGCGTATGAACTTTGTAGATTTCAATGAGGCTGTTGGCATGGCAATGCGTCGCGGCGATCAGAGCGAAATTCCAGAAGTGGCACAGGCAGCAGCACAGATCCGGCCGATGTTCGAGGCAACAAAGGTCCGCATGCAGGAACTCGGCATTTTGCCGGAAGACGTTGACGTTTCTACGGCGCAAAGCTACCTGCCACGAATTTACAAATTCGATAAAATTTTGTCAGACCGCACAGAGTTCCGTGGGCGCATTGCTAATTGGATCCAGGGTATCAGCAGCAAAGGTGCCGATGCCGCCGGTACGCGTATAGAAAAAATTGACTCCGGCCTTGCTGCAGCAGCAGAGGCGCAGCCGCGCGCGCAGACACTTGCGGACGAGATCGCCGCTGCCGAGTCATGGTCTGGACGTAAAACTGAACTTATGGACGAGGTCGGCAACCGCACTAAGTTGATCGGCCAAGAGCAGGACATAACCGCCAGGCTGGAGAAACAACAGGCCCAACTGGCCACAGCCAAAAATCAGAAGATGATTACCCGGCTTAACAAAGAGTTGTCAGACCTGCGCACCAAGCTGGATGACGTCGCCAAGGCGAAGGAAGAACTGCCAACCCTGCAACGTCACCTGGATTTACTGGACAACCCACGCAAGCACCGCTCAGAGCTGCGTAATCTGCAGAAGAAGGCCAGCTCCACGACCAGGCTTAACGCAAGCCGTGAGCGCGCCCTGAAGGCGATGGAGCCACTTTCCAGAGAGGAAGCAGAGGATGCCGCTGATGAGATCGTCAATAAGATAATTGGCGCACCTTCCGGCCTGGTGCCGGCTCAGCTTTTGCCAGAAAAGATTATCGGCCGAGCCGGCTTCACGAAGAGCCGCAGCCTGCTTATCCCAGACGAGCGGATTGAAGACTTTTTGGAGTCTGATATCAACCACGTCATGGAGAGCTATCTGCGTCAGGTAGGTCCGGAAATAGAACTTACTGCGCAATTCGGCAGTAAGGATATGGGTGAGCAGATCCGTCAGGTTACAGAGGAATACACCCAACTGATCAAAGACGCCAAGACGCCGAAGGAACGCGCTAAGCTGGAGAAACAACGTGAAGCTGACCTACGCGACATAGGAGCGATGAGGGATCGGTTGATTGGAACATATGGCGCCCCAAGTGACCCTCGTAGTTTCTTTGTCCGCGCCGGACGCGTGGCACGTAATATTAATTTCCTTCGCCTCCTTGGCGGCATGACCATTTCTGCGGCTACTGACCTGATGCGGCCAATGATGCAGCATGGGCTTAGAAAATCGCTGCGGCCAATGGGTACCATGCTTCGAAACATGTCGGCGATTAAGGTGGCAACAAAAGACCTGCGAGAAATGGCTGTCGGCCTGGACTATGTACTTTCGACTCGGACAAAGGCGATAGCCGATCTCACTGACCCATACAGCCGCCGCTCAGCGTTCGAGCGCGGGCTTAACTGGGGAACGCAGAAGTTCGGCAACTGGACGCTGATGAACCAGTGGAACACCGCGCTGAAGTCCTGGTCAGGCCTGATTATCCAGTCCCGTATCCTGGACAACGCCCAGTTGCAGGCTGCCGGGAAAGAGGTACCGCAGAAGGAGATCAGAAAGATGGCCCAAGTCGGCATCGATCAGAACATGCTGCGACGTATTGGTGATCAGTTTTCCAAGCATGGCGAAGATATGGATGGCCTGCTTACTGGCCATAGCCATCTGTGGGATGACCGTGCAGTACGAGAAGCATTCCAGTCAGCCGTGCTAAAAGACGTTGACTCGACCGTCGTAACGCCAGGTGTCGGCGATACTCCGCTGATAATGAGTAAAGAGGTCGGGAAGATGATCCTGCAGTTCAAGACGTTCATCTTTGCTCAGCATAACCGGGTGATCGCCTCCGGCATTCAGCAGGGTGATGCATCGTTCTATCTTGGCGCCCTGGGCACGATAGCTCTGGGCGCAATGGTCTACGTTATGAAGCAAAAGCTCAGCGGGCGGGATATCGACTATAGCCCTAACAACTTGGTGAAAGAGGGCATCGACCGCGCAGGTATGATCGGCTGGCTATCAGAACCGCTGAACGCTGTGGAGAATTTCAGCGGAGGACGATTCGGGCTTGGCGCTATGTTTGGCGCACCGCCGGTCTCCAGGTTCCAGAGCCGTAACGCCATCGGAGCCCTGTTGGGGCCAACGTTCGACATGGCAGGCGATGGGGCGGTGATCGCCAACGGAGTGCTTAACGGAGAATTTGATGACAAGCAGACACATGCGGTCAGGAAGTTGCTACCATATCAGAACCTGTTTTATATCTCTCCACTTCTGAACAGAGTGGAGGAACAACTTAAATAACTAGGTGAACAATGAATAAGTCAATTATTTGTTCTGCAATTATTTTGCTTTCCATTCCGCTTATTAGCATTGGGGCGCAAAATAAATTAGTTACCATAATGTACCAAGGCGAGCAGCCTTTGGCTTTGGCCAGGTCCGTTATTGAATATGATAAGAAAGGTGATGCATCTAACGCAGTCGATAACTTAAATAACCTGTTCTTCATGAACTATGTTTCGGCAATTCTCGATGATGATGCAGTAAGATTTTCTTATGAGGGAGAGGAAAAAACATACTGCCCACCTACAAAAAGCGTAGGAAATCTTAGTGTTATCGGGGCTAAGTATTTGATAGAGCACCCTGAAGAAAGATCTATTCCAACCCCTCTCCTATTAAGAAAAGCATGGAGAATGACATATCCATGCAGTAGCAGTGAGGTAAAAACAAAAAAATAACCCACCAAGCTCCGCCGACTACCACCCAACAAAAAGCCCGCTAGGCGGGCTTCTTGATCTTATATTCTAAATTCCAAGGGTTGATTTCTCTTGGCATCGGCGTCGTTAATGTCTTCTCATGGAAACTCTTGGTGAAGCTTATGATGGAGTCCATCCACTGAGATTCATTAGCTTTGGTATGGGCGGGAGGATCCCAGTACGCCAAAATAGCAGCATCTCTATGTTCGTTAACTGCATATATGAGATAAGCATTACTGGTAGGCTTTGGCCTGAAATTACCACGCTCATCGATTGGTCCATATAACCATTCATCCCAGCACTCTTCTGTGCATGAATATGAATATGAAGCATATTGACCTAAATTTACGTGAACCTTTCTGAGATGATAACCAAGTGCTTCATCAGGCCTATCAAATAAAGTGTCTTTTCCGAGTGACGGGTGGTGACCATTCCTCCAATGAGATTTGAAAGCCTCTTTTAAGGTGATCAAAAAATCATTGGTTTTGAAATCATTAGTAGGAAATATCCTTCCACTGTATTCACTCAAATACATCGAATAGTTCTTCCTTTATACGATCTTCTAAAGAACTTAGCATGCGGAAAGAAATCTCTTCAGATTCCGCAGAAGAGATCGGCTTTATCTTTGGAGGGCAGGACATAGCTTTTCCAAGTACATTTATTGGAGAGCGGGCAAACCGACCATTTTTCCGTTGTACAGCAACGTAGCGAACGGTGTTTCCGTCCTTATCTGTGAGGCTCACAACGGAACTATGCACTGCTTGTTGCAACGCTGAAGACGCACGAATCTTGCGACGCTTTGTAGGCGCCCGGCTAGAAACCGAACCTCTCATCACGAACCCAAGTTTTGTCATCTCTCATCTCCGGTATAGACACTGCAATTCAAATGCACATTACCAATCTGGTAATGGCATGCTTATACTTTATCGCTCAAGCGATAGATATGCAATGTAATGCGTTAAGAAATATTGTGCACTGGTATGGTATGTAGTGAACTGGGATGAAGCGCCGGCGGAGCACCGGCGCGGTATTGCTTACTGCACCTTCGTCTGCTGCGCGATAAACGCTGCATGCGTGGCGATCGCCGCCATGCTTTTGGCGCACTGAAGGATATAGTAGCGCATCACCTCAACCTCACGCACGACGCCGGCGATGTTGTGGCCATTGTCTGCCAGCTCTTCAACCAGCGCGGTGATCTGCAGGTTGCGTTCGTCGCTGAGCAGGGCGGGGATCACCTCGTCCGGGCCGACGTTGGAGTTGGCGTAGTGGTACTGGTCGCGCATGGCTTCCATTATCATCGGCACGCAGGCGTCTGCGATTCGGGTGGCTGCCTTGCTGCTGGTGGTCTTCTTACCTCGCCGCGCATCGCGCACCGTCATGGTGGTGCCGGTGGTTGGCAACGCCGTTCCGGCCAGGTCGGCGAGAACTTCCGGTGCCCGGTGATTATACTGGCCAGTTTTGCGGATGGCCGGCAACACTTCAGCGGTCACCCACTTGCGGAACCGGTAAGGGATAGTTCCAGGGGTCACCGCATCGCGGCAGCGCAGGATCAGCGTGTAAAGGCCGGATTCTGAGATGATTGAAGCTTCGCCTTGACGCCCTAAGTTCAACTTAGCCCGTTCGTCATCGTCCAGGGCTTTGAGTGACATGGTTGGGTTAGAAAGGCGCAGGGCTGCGCATACATCCGCTGCGACAAACCATGGTGATCCATGCATATCTACTGCGCGAATATTAGAGGATGATTCGAAACTAAAAACTGTGGCTTGAGCTTTCATAGTGATTCTCCTTCGACTTGGATTATCACCACTGCAGAGACCAATCTGCTGGTGGTGAGCTGGACGGAGTTGGTCTACCGGCGTCGAAGGAAACCGGCGCATCTTTCGATGCCACCGCCCAGCCCACCATTGAGGTGTAGCTGTGCCGCACAAACAAAAAAACACGCAAGCGCGTGTCATGTGCGCCTTCAACCGATTCAGGAGACCAATCCCGGCACCAGATTTTGCTGGTGCGATATCACTGTGGCGCAGGTTTGCGAGAAAGTAAACTTACCAGAAAGGTAACTATCGTGCGAGTTTGGTGTGAAAAAGATTACCAAATAATAAGCCGGGCTAGGCCCGGCGAGGTATTGACTGTGGTAATTATTGTTCCAGCTGGTATGTAATAAATTTCGAATGGGTTTTAATTTCTTCCTTTAATTTCTCGTTTTGTGTGACGTAGTTCACTAAAGCATTCAGTTCCAGCATAGCGCCGCCGATTTCTGAGCCGTCCGCATCCAGCTCTTTAAGCAGCTTTTCCAGTAGTGAAGCCTTAGCTAATCCCGCGATCCCTACGCGCGTGTTGATGTTCTTCTCCAGCATCCTGCTGGCCGGGTAGCTGTACTTCTTCATCGCGTGTTGCACCTCGCTCAGCTTGTAACTACTGTATAAATAACCATATATAAAAATGATTAGTTTAGCAATATGCATAATGTAATTACCATTTAGGTAACAAAATTTATAATAGCACACAATTAAATTCATGTATGGATTGTCAGCCGCTAGAATGCTCTTTAAGTGAGCAAAAGGGGCAAATGAAATGACCGTATCAACTGAGATAAGCCGAGAGGAATACACCGGCAACGGGGTGACGACAGACTTCGACTACCGATTTCGTGTGTTCTCTGCGGATGAATTGGTTGTATCTGTCTCTGACACAACAGAAAACATCAGCACGCTGGTGCTCAATACCGATTATACGGTGACTGGTGCCGGAAGCCGGACCGGCGGAAAGGTGAAGTTGGTCAACCCGCTGGCGAACGCTTGGCGTATCAGCATCGAGCGAGATCTACCGGTAACGCAAGAAACCGATATCCGTAATCAGGGGAATTTCTTCCCTGAAGTTCATGAAGATGCTTTCGACAAGCTGACCATGCTGATCCAACAGGCATTCGGTGTTTTTGGCCTGGCACTCCGTAAACCGAATTGGCTGGCGAGATACTATGACGCCAAGGGAAACCGTATCGTTAACCTCGGAAATCCTGTAAACGGCCAGGACGCTGCTACCAAACAATATGTTGATTCGACAAACGATGGCTGGTTTAAGCGGACTATTCGAGTGCCTGAAAACTATGTCGAACAGGTTCCGACGGTCGCAGGTAGGCAGGGGCGGTTGTTTGCTTGGAACAACGCCGGTAGCCCTATCGCTGTACATGCAGAAACTGACGATGGAACACAACTTGAAATTGATCTGGCAGGTGCGGATGGGCAGAAATATATCGGGCGCACCGATAGCCTGTCCGTTTTGCGCAGCATGGAGCCTGAACGAGATAAACAGCTGATCAGCGTATCTGCTGACTCTGGTCACTCGTTCATGTCAGGCGGGCGCATGTATGTGTCGGACATGGCAGATACGACTACGCCAGATGATAGCGGGATTAATGTTGTAACATCAGAAAACCGGCGCTGGAAGCTGGCTCGAGAATCAGACTCGATAAAGCTTGAGTGGTTCAAGTGGCCAGAGAATACTTGGGATGATGCCTGGACTAACCTGATTGCCTATTGTACAAACCTTGCCGTTAACATCCCGAAGATTGTTTTGCCAATGGGGCGCATCACCTATTACCGTCCGATTATTCTTCCCTGGGAGCGTGACTGGGTTATTGAAGGTTGTCAGGGTCATGGAATATCTGCATCTGTCATGCGTTTTGATATTCCCAAATCGGTGGCTATTGCTAACGGCTGGCAAACCACTGCATGTATTACACATTTCGGTACAGAGTGGCGGACCTCTCGATTGTCACTCCGATACTTTGCAATTGATGGTTCAGCAACAACTATTCGCGATCCGTTAATTGATGAAGCGAGTTTCGCATACATGCACGGTGTTAAATGTCGAACTACAGGAACGATTTGGGAGGATGTCCCAATCCAGAACTTTAGAGGTGCTGGTTTATGGCTGGATAATTCTTTTGACTGCACATACAACAGAACTTCTGTATTTGCTTCTGGAAGAATGCTTGACGGTTATGACTATAACAATCCTGCTCATGTTGCTAACGAAGCAGCATGCGAATACAGCCCGGTTTACATTATGTCATCACGTGGCGCTACAGGTGGCGGTGATACTGACGCATGTAATTATTTGTCATTTTATGGTGGGTCTTATGAATTAAATAATTGCACCCCAATATTGAGAGTCGAGGGAGGAATTCAACTTCAATGGTTTAATTTGCACTCTGAACGCCCTGGCCGCTCCTGGATGTCGGCATCTTGGCCGATGGGTACTTTTGCAAAAATCGATGGTGAAGCATGGTTTTACGGATGCGGAACATCAAATTATGCAAAATGCTTAAGCCTTGGAAGGTATTCTCAGATTAATATTGTTGGATGTTCTCGACTGGGGGGATCTGTTTCTGCGCATAGCTCTGACTCTGGTTCTGTGCGATTCAGGGCAACAAACAGTATTTTTGGTGGTGACTTTACAATCCCAATTACCATGCCGGGAGACTGGAATTTTTACGGTTGTACTTTTATCGGTAGCTTACAAACACAGGTGATGTCAGGCTCAACGACGCTACATGGATGCCGGATTAATGGCGATTTAAACGTCCTTGGAACATCGTATTTACCAGCGGACACAGCCGGCGGGGTCCAGATCATTGGTACGACAGTTCAGGGTAACTTTAATTCCGCCGCAAATGCTCAGCGAGTTTCATTTATTGGTGGCCATGTTATTGGCAACTTCTCCATGCTTGGATCGTTGTGTAGTGAATATGGAACTTCCGTGCTTGGGACGCGAACAAATTCACCGTATGCGGCCAGCATTAAAATTGATAACGCGAACCCGCCACCAATTTACATCACGTCGGCCATCACGGAAATATCAGGAACTATTCAACGCGGTACATTGATTCTCAAAAGAGCACCAAATTCTATGGGTAGCCCAGGTTGGATATGCACATCATCAGGGACATCCACAACCGGTGTGTTTTCTCAGTTACCAAACTTAATTACCTAAAAGGTGAGTTATGAGTATCAAAAAAACAGTTTCAGTAAAAACCGCAACGATTGCATATGATTTCGGAATAACGATATCAAGCAGTGTTGATAGCGTTGAGGTCGAATTAAATGTTGTTTCATGCGCTGTTGATGGCTCAGAGGCTACCGTTAGGTACTCAATTTCAATTAACGGTGTGGTTTCAGATGTAACGCGTACGATTAAATTCAAGTATTCAGGCGGAGATATTAACGCCGAAGCAGAGGCGGCTTTGCTGGCGTCTGAAAGCATTTAATTTATATCCCCGTGCGGGGAGGTGGAGCCATGAAAATGGATAAATTAACAACTGGCCTTTCTTATGGCGCCTCCGGCGGTGGCGCTGCTTTCTGGTTTACTAAGCTGCTTGATGGTTACTCGCCAGAGCAGTGGGCTGCAATTGGCGTGCTCGGAGGTTTGTTCTTTGCATTCCTCACCTGGTTGATGAACCTTTATTTCAAGATTCGAGAGGACCGGAGAAAGGAGAGAATGGGGAGGGACTATGAGCAAGCTGAATAAAGCAGGTGCTGCCGGTGCCGTGTGTTCTGTCATGGTGATTATCGGCTTGGTTCTGTCGAGCGGGGAAGTGAAAACTAGCCAGGCCGGGCTGGAACTGATCGGTAACGCCGAGGGCTGTCGCCGTGATCCTTACAAATGCCCGGCGGATGTGTGGACGGATGGCGTTGGCAATACGCACGGCGTTAAACCGGGTGTGCGCAAAACCGATCAGCAGGTCGCCGCGGACTGGCAAAAGAACATCCTGGCCGCCGAGCAGTGTGTAAACCGCTACGCGTCTGGTGACAAACTGCTGCAGGGCGCTTTCGATGCGGCGGTAAGCATCACCTTTAACGTTGGTTGCACCGCGATGCAGAAATCAACCATGTTCCGCCTGTTCCGCCAGGGCGAAATGGCGGCTGCCTGCGAGCAGTTCCCGCGCTGGGTGTATGCCGGCGGTGTAAAGCTAAACGGCCTGGTGATCCGCCGTGACAAGGAGCGCGCGCTATGCCTGGCAAAATGATTGCCTATGGAGTGGTGATCCTGCTGGCACTGGCGGCAGTTGTCGGGGCCGGTGCTTGGCTGGCCAGCCGACATTACCAGCCAACCATTGACCGTCTCAACGAGGTGCTGACGCAATGCAGGGACACTGGCCGCCAGCAGGCTGCAACAATTACCAGCCAGAACGCTGGCATTGAGGCACTGCGCCGCGCTGATGCGGAACGAGAGGCCAAGGCTAAATCCGCCCAGGAAAAGGCCCGCAGGGAGGCGCAGGGTGACTACGGCAAGGCTAACGAGGTTCTTTCTGAACGCACTACCGGTGAAGCCTGCGCAGCGGCATCCTCTGCTTTTGACGACGAGCTGCGTCGGGAGCGTAAAAAGTGAATAAGCTAATCCCTGCGATCTCATTGATGATAGTCGGTTGCTCTAACGTGCCGCCGGCACCGTCTTATGTTGAAGTAAAAGTACCGGTCTCCGTGCCATGCAGAACTGCCGACGTTGCGCCTCCTGCGTTTGCTGTTGACCAGTTGCCGATCGGTGCTACTATCGACGTCCAGATGCGAGCGCTACGCGCAGAGCGTCACCAGCGGATCGGTTTTGAAAGAGAGTTAATCGCCGCTAACGAAGCGTGCAAAAATTGAGCTGATTTTTTTGGTGACGGTATAAAAGACGGTATCTAATTTCACAAACCCAAACTACATACTATAAAATCAATTAGTTACGCTAACTGTAAATAATTGAGTGGGAATAATGAACCGCTAATCACTGACTATCAGTGATGATTTAAAAACCCCCGTTGCGGCTA